CTTCTCGACAATCTTCTTGTGTCGTTCCTTTGCTTCATCAGGTATTAGATCCCACAGTGCAGGCCATGCTTTCAATGCAGGTGCCAACGTACTGTAGGTGTTGATGATTGACTTAACACCTTCAAGAAACTTCTGTTGTTTAGATTCTTGTTCAAAGATTTTACGACTGTATTCTTTGAACTCAGGCTTCAACCAATCCCATCTTGTGTCATTGAAGTCACAAGTACCTGAACTGTACCCATTGTTAAAACCTGTAACTTCTTTACTGAAGTTTCTAGGCCATGGTTGTGCTGTACTAAACTCAAGTCTTACACTATCACATTTGTATACTTTGGTATTGTACTCAGCAGTTTGAAACACATCTTCGGGTTCATTATAAAACCCATTCAATGTCATACTTTCTTGCTTGTCCATTGCATAATCAGGTAGTGCTTTGAACTTTGCAATTACCTCAGCAGGAAAGAAAGATTGGTACATCTTATCTGCCCAATGTGTAGGTACATCGTTCTTAGCTTTGTCTATGTTTGCTTTAAACATAGCTTTAGCATTGTCATATATCTCATCTTTCAATGAGTCACTAAATCTTACAGTTGCCATCTTGGTCTCCTTTGTTCCATTGATTAACTAATTCACGAACATGCTGTTCAGCCATGTTCCCTAACTCTTTACCTATCTTGGTAAATGCTTGTTCGTTGGTCATGCCCCAGTCATCAAGACAGGTGACCAACATAGTCTCTGCCTCAATCATTAACTTCTTAACTTCACCCATTGTTATCCTCCATCATTACAACTTCACCGAATGGTGCTTTGTCATCATGCGTTGACACCCATAGAACTGGGTAGTCAGGTGCATCACCAAAGTCATCACAGCAAAGGTCAGTTAAAAATATACATGCTACAGGTTCGATACCTTTATCAGCCATGTATCTGAATACAGGACTGAAGGCAGTACCACCTCCACCATGTGGTTTTACAACAGGTTCATTATCTTGTTCGAACTCATCATAGTGTGATACTTCGGAATCAAAATAAATCACATGAACCTTAGTTGGTCTTTGGTCTTGCCATACTGTAGTAATCTCACTAGCAAACTGATTGATTTCATCTTGACCAATCGAGCCTGAACAATCGACAGCAAAGGCAATCTCACCTAGCGATTCACCTGATACACTAGGTAAGTACAATCCTTGTGATAAGAATCGTCTGTTTGGTCTAGCCCATGATCGCTGGTCAGACCGACACTTGACAACAAATCTCTGTAAGACATCCCTCCAGTCCACTTTGGGTTTAAGGATCTCCTCAACTAGACGTTCAAGTCCTGCACTCATCTTGCCCATCATCTTTGCAGACTGAGCCGCTTGTGCAACTTTGACTTTCCATTCAGCTTGTTGTTGTGATACTTCAGCAGGTGAACCTTGCCCATCTTCACAACTGTCAAGTGGTTGACCTTGACCACCATTACCTTGTCCATCTTGTGGTGTGTCAGGTAAAAGGTTGAAGATACCATCACTGGTACCTCCACCTTGCTTGTATATATTGTCATCAAGCAGACCTTGTTCAGGCATCTTACCGATACCCTCATCTGTCAACAGCTTGTTGATTACATAGTCAGCCGCTTGATTCCATTTGTAAGTGTCACGTTCACCTCTACGGAAATTGTGTTCCAACATAGGGTGCATACATTCGTGAGCAACAAGGAACTTAAGTTCCTCATCACTCAACCCATTGCAAAACTCCTCATTGAATAGGACACGTTTACCATTGGTTGCCGCAGTAGGTACCGAGTTATCAATACTCATTGGCATATTGAGAGCAACACTACCAATGAATGGATGTTCAAGAATCAAAGCTGTCTTAGCTTTACTGATTCGTTTAGTTACATCTTGCATTAGTTACCTCCCATAAATGCACCCATCTTGTTCATAATGTCCTTAGCTTCAGCCGCTTTTACACGTCTCAAGTCAGGGTCATTACGCAAACTGTCAGGGTGGTTGTTGACCAATGACTGTTCAACTTGTTGGCGCATAGCTTCCAAGTCAGGGTCATCAGCAAAGTTAAGTCTTGATAGAACCGAACAAACTTCCTTGGTATTATCAACCAAAGTATCTCGGAAGATAGCTTTAGGGTCTGCTAGTTTCTCAGCCATATGTTTGACTTTGTCATACAGACGTTGCCAAGCTTCCTTCATTGCTTGTTGAGCCGCATCTTGTACTCTCGTCTCAACATCAGATTGGATACGACTTAGTTCCTCATCTGAAATCTGAACACGAAAGTCATTAGATGGTACAGGAAACACAGCCAAGTCCATGTTGAATCTGCGCTGTATTTCATGAAGCATAGGATAATCACTAGCATTGTAGAGATTACCAAGGAATCGTTGTGCATCCTGTTTCAATCGTGGATACTCAGTCCAAAATGTATCCACAAGTTGTTGCCATTCTGCTTTCTCATTCCTGAACTCAGTCATGAAGTTCAAGTAGTTTGCAGATGGTAGCAACATCGTACCCTCAATACCCCATGGTAGGGTATTGGCATAATACTTGGCACGAATAGCTGTAGTTTTCTTATGAACATTATCTAGATAATCATTCATAGGTAACAGCGATTTGTTGTATCTACCTGCACCAATCGTAGTATTGTTCTGCTGTGCTACCTGTTCAGTAGCACGTTTGTCATACTTACGAGCAGTCCACTGTGATACATTGAGTTGCACCAATAGTGCTTTGTCACTTAGTTTCATACTTACCTCCTAGAATAGTACGTCTTGATGGTTAACAGCCCACTTTGTAAATGCTTGCGTTGAAGCCAAGTCTGGATTCTTACGACTTGCATACGATACTGATAGAACTGAAAACTCAGGTGGCATACGTTCTGCATATGTCACAACACGTTCAAAGTTGTTCTCAGTTGCTCGTTCTGCAATAGCACCAGACAGTGCATACAACGTAGCAGGGTCATCAGGAACCTCGGCTGTAGTAGGATTCATGATGATGTTGTCAGGATTTGGTAGCTTACGATATATCTTAACGAAGCCTACAAACTCTGCTGCTGCACCTTCACCGACAGCACCTTTGAATGTTTCATACTCTGCTTCAGCAGGTACAATACCAAGTGCATCGGATACACCCTCAACCCATGAACGTGGTGTAGGGTTTTGGTCACGTTGTGCATCGAAGTCATGCAGTAAGTTAGGTCTGAATCGAATGAACGAGATAACCTCAGACTTGACACCATGGTCGATTGCCCAACTACACCAGTCATCAAGGTGAGTTTCAAGTTCATACACAGTCTCACGATTACGCAGATGAGATAACACTCTGTTGGCACCTGCCCTGTCAGACTGTCTGTTACCTGTCGATACAACCATCCAACCTTTCTTGAGTGATTTACCATGCAGGTTCCTAGCTTGACAGATGTTAGCCAAGACTTTCTGCAAGTCTGCATTAGCTTGGTTCCTGTCATCGAAACATAAGATACCAGTGTCAGGTATATCTGTCCTGTCATCTGATGGAAACCAATCAGGTAACTTGTAGTGTAACATGTCATCACCATTGGGATACATGATACCGAAGTCCTCTACTAGCATTGTAGGCATATGTTTCTCAATGAAACCTACGTCTAGTTCTTTAGCAACTTCTTCACAGATGGTTGTCTTACCTCCTCCCGGAGATCCTTCAATCGCCATTGTACGTTGAGTAGGGAACAGTGATTTAATTGTTGATTTAAGTAATGTAGCTCGCATCATTTACCTCCTTTGTATTTACGATGGTCAGGGCCATAGGTAACAACTTGTTTACCTACCCTACTAGCTTTGGCAATCATCTTGTCGTGGAAGGTTAATGGATTGCCCTCATCATCCTTCACTATTGCTCCACCTTTCGAATGCTTAAGCATGAAAAGTTTCAGTGCAGTTTTTGTCATGGTATAAATACTCCAATGAACTCGGTTGGTGTTAAACAAGAGTTCCATGCAGTCCAATACTGTTCATCCCATGTCTCACAACCGAGCATGAAATTGATTAGGGTGAACATTATTAACAGACTGAATGCAACGATTAAGATGGTAGCACCAATGTACTGTAAACTTTTGTACATCATAGTCCTACCGATTGTGCTAGATGGTATAAGTAACCGAATATACCTCCTGCAACAATTCCATATATTATCCAATACTTCATTTTACTAATCCTCCTTTGGTATTGAAACCAATCAAATCCTTACGATTGGTCACTAACATGTAGTTAGATTTGTGCATTGGCAGTACAGTATGCACTACCTTTTGAGCTTCCTTGTCACCACAAATCATGCAAGTAGTGTATCCTAAACTTACACGTTTGTCATGTATATCTGCATTACAAAGTACACATTGAGACATATAAACCTCCATAAATTGATTAATGAAACACGAAAAGGGAGAGCAGTAATACACCACTCTCCCTCAAATTGATTAAGCAAGCTTCTCAACCTTGCTCTTAGTGCCAGTTGTAGATGTTGGTAAGAATGCTACATAAGGAGCACCCCAACGATTCACTAGTAACATTGCTTTCAAGTCACCAGTGTTAGTCTCAGGAATGAAGAAGTTTACTTCAGCCTTCAACTTAGTACCAAGCTCAGTCATTGTCTTGGAAAGAGAATCAACTGAATCAGCATTGTACTGCCCTTCAGGATCTGCTTTCACAACAATCTTGTTCTTAGTATTCTTAAAGATAGATACGTTACCTTCATATATTTTAGCCATATTGACCTCCAGTTAAATGGTTGATTAAATCGCCTTAAGGGACAACCCCGAAAAGCAAACCCAGTTTGGCTCGGCGAGGTCGGTTTGTCAAGTTTGGCCCCGTACACAGAGAAAGCGTCAAGTTTAAACTAGCAATTATCTACTGGTGGGTGGCACTATCTGTGTGTATGTTGTGGTTTATATCAGGTATTAGATAAGAGTTTCTATTGTATATCAACGTGTTGAGAGGAAGTATCTAAAGTATCTAAGTTTTAGAAGATAATCCTTGGCTACGGCGATTACCTTATATTACCCTAGATTAAGATTTGGAGAGTGATGTATGTAAATTTAATAGATAATTTAGATAGTTTAGATAGTATTCTCCTGCGTATATGGTGTAAACCCCTGTAAACTAAGGCCATTTGGTAATCCAAGTGTAAACTTTCGCTATCTAAAACTCAAGATGTTGTGTCAAGTATGCTTTTAGATACTAGATAGATGTATAACTTTACACCAAATGTACCACAACCTGTAAACTAAAGGTTAAACTTGACGTTTAATCTAAGATAATGTCGTGCCGAAACCCCCCGACGTATGGGATTATATATTTAATAAAAAATAAAAGACAAAAAAAAGGAGAGAGCTTGTTAGGCTCCCTCCGTTCTCCTTAGTGTAGCTTTATTGCTGGGTTGTGTGAGACTGTTACATTGTCTGCTTCGATCTCTGTATCATGCTTCAGCTTGAATGCTAGGTTCTTGGCGTCAGCTTCCTTGTAGTACCATCTTGAGTAAAGGTTTCCGTATTCAATCCAATCTACTCGGTACTCTCTTTTACAATCTTTCATTGACATAATTGTCTCCAGTTTGTTGTGAGGGGAGATTGCTCTCCCCTCGGGGTTAAGTTAGGCTAACTTGGTCACTTTGGACTTCGTTGCGCCCTCGGCTTTTGGTGGCAAGATGGTAATTCTAGGATTACCGTATCTGTCCGCCATTAGTAGAACATCAGTTCCACCGTCAGCCTTGAAGAAACTCCACTTATGTAGTGGCATTTTCTTCGCCTTACTAAGTTCCATAGCCTTAGCATATAGTTCCTTAGCGTTAGTTGAATTCCAAGCACCGTTTAGGTCGCGCTTCAGGGCAATCTCACCCTTGGTGTTAGCGACTAAGCTAACATTACCTTCAAAGATTCTACTCATGTAGACCTCCAGTTTGTACTCTGTAATCCCGCAGAGTGTTCGGGTATCAGCGTTTTGCTGATGATTTAACTATGGGTTAAATTTACAGTTTTGTCAAGTATGGGCTATTTGCTAGGGTTTTACCTTGTATATATTTTGACTATTGGATTAAATGGCAGGGGGGACATGGACACGCGATTGACCCCTCCCCCCCATATAAAGTAAACCTCACATAACAAGACCCAAAAAATCCAAGTGTAAAGTTTCACTTGCGCTTGACAGCTCGGTAATTTTAGGCATAATGTTTTAGTTATGGACACTATACCTTTGAAACATACAAAGTGGTCTGACCGTTTCGCCTTCGATACAGCGCTTATGCTAGAAGGCAGCGGAGAGACTTTAGACGAAGTAAAAGATCGGCATAATATTACTGCCGAGGATATACTCGTGTTTAATAAAGATCCTATATTTCTTAAGAAGGTAACTTCTTATAGAGATGAGATTAAAGAGAAAGGCATGACTTTCAAACTGAAAGCTCGTGCTCAAGCAGAAGAACTACTAACAACCTCTTGGAGTTTAATCCACAGTCCAGACACTTCGGCTGCGGTTAAAGCTGACCTTATTAAATCCACAGTTAAGTGGGGTGGGCTTGAACCTAAGGGCGACATTACAACGGAGGGTGCAGGTGGAGGAGTTAAGATCACAATCAATCTCGGAGGACAAGAACATCCAGCAACTGTTATTGACGCTGAAGCAGTTGAAGACACAACAGCGATTGGAAGTTCTTAAAAATTTTACAGATTCATACGAAGGTAGTAAGTCAACATCATTTGACACTATCTCAGACTATGATAATTTCACTTACAAATTAGTAAAACTAGGTATATCCTACAGAACTAAAATTCTGAAAAGAAAGAATATACCAACGCAGTATATAGTTATACTGTTAGAAAAGGAGGAAGCATGATTATATTTGGTCATACGCCTCGGGAGTGGACGAGACGAGTAAGGTATCATAAGAAACCTATCATTGCTTGTATTGTTAGTTTCATTCTTGGCGCGGTTATTTTCTAATGGATATTGATTACACCCCTACAAAGACGTGTAAAGAATTTATGGCATCTGATGCAAAGATGCGTGTACTCATGGGGCCTGTTGGTTCGGGTAAATCAGTAGCCAGTTGTTTTGAAGTGATACGCCGAGCATCACAACAGGCTCCTAACAAACAAGGTATTCGTAAATCACGAGTAGCT